GGTGCAACTTTTCACTTTTATGTGGAAACTGCTGCAACTGATATGGACATCTTAACTGATGGTACTGATAAATTTAAAGGTGGTATCATGATTGCAGTAGATGATGGTTCTAAAAAAGCTTTTATTCCAGCTGCAACAAATGATGTTATAACTATGAATGGTTCTACAAAAGGTGGAATTGTTGGTAGCGTAGTATCTTTCACAGCAATTGATACTGCTACATACTTAGTTCACAGTTCTTTACTGCTTGGATCAGGTACGATAGTAACACCATACGCAGACGCGTAATAAATAATAATTTAGAGGGCCTACGGGCCCTCTTGGTTTAGGAGAAAAATATGAGTTCAGATGTATTAGCAATAAAACCTTTAGCCTCTTCAGGAAGAGTGCAAGGATTCATAGGAGCAGGTGCTGGCACAGCAACTAACCTAGGTCCTATTAGAATTAAATCTATTCAAGCTCAATCAAGCGCAGCAGACGCAGTTATAATTATTTATGATGGCACCAGCGCAAGTAGCACTAAAATAAAAGCTCAATTTAAATTTGGATCAGGAGCTAATGAATCTTTTGATCATTATATACCAGGAGATGGTATTAAATTTAACACCGGCGCTTATGTTGCATTAACAAATTGTGATTTTTTTGTAGCATATTATACCGGGTAAGGGGATTAGCTAAATGGCAACTTCCGGTACTAATAACTTTGAAAGTACTTTTGTTTTAGACGAGGTATTTCAAGAGGCCTACGATCGTGTAGGTATTAAAGAAATTACAGGTTATCATTTAACTTCAGCTAGACGTTCTTTAAACATAATGTTGCAAGAATGGGCTAACAGAGGTCTACACCATTGGGAAATAGGTGACACTAGTATTGATTTAGTTGAAGGCCAAGAAGAATATAAATTCTTTAGAAGTTCTGCAGATGGCACAAGTGCTACCACTTTACCTACCAATGGTTTATACGGATTTGAAGATATTTTAGAAGCAACTTTTAGAACAGATAGAACTACTACTACTCAATCTGATTCTGCTATGAATAAAATTAATCGTTCTATTTATTCTGCATTAGCTAACAAACTATCTAAAGGCACACCTAATCAATATTATGTACGTAAGTTTGCAGATTATGTAAGTGTAACTTTTTATCCTACACCGGACGCAACCGCTGCTGCACAAAATGCCCATATATATTTTGTTAAAAGAATCCAAGATGCAGGAGCCTACACTAATGAAGTAGATGTACCTTATCAGTTTGTACCATGCATGGTATCAGGCTTAGCTTATTATCTATCACAAAAATATAATCCACAATTAGTACAACAAACTAAAGCTTTATATGACGAAGAATTACTAAGAGCCTTGACGGAAGATGGCTCTTCAACCAGTACTTTTATAACACCGGCGATTAATTATTATGGCTAATTTTGCAAGAGGTAAAAAAGCATTAGCAATTTCTGATAGAAGTGGCATGGCTTTTCCGTATAATGAAATGCGCACCGAATGGAATGGTGCGTTTGTACACTCTTCTGAGTTTGAAGAAAAACATCCACAACTACAACCACGTGCTAGAATAAATGATCCACAAGGTTTAAAAAATTCTAGACCAGCCAGAACTGAAAACCCAGCACTAAGATTATTAGGTCCTGCTGCGTTTCAAACTAGAGTTGCTGGCTCTGCAGATATAAATGTATTTGAACCTGGCCACGACAGAACTACTGGTGACACAGTTAGGTTTTACGGTAGAACAACTACAGGCACTGGAACTAACCCACCAACTGATACTACTACTTTAGTTAGAAGTTTTGCTTTTCCAGAAGGCTTTGATGGTATTCTTGGAACCAATATTGGTCGCGCTGCAGGTTACACTATTACTCTTGGTTTTAAAGATGCTAGTGGTAATATAGACACTCTTACTACTACAGATTATTATCATTTTACAGTTGTAACAAACACTGCTACAACTGGAAACATAAAAGGCGGGGGACAGTTTACATCATCTGGTCCTACCACTTTAGCAAGTTAGGATTAATATGGCATTTACATTAGCGACACTAAGAACTGCAATTAGAGATTATACGGAAGTTGATAGTAATGTATTAACCGATTCTATTCTTAGTACTATTATAATTAATGCCGAAGCTCGTATCTTTAGAACAGTAGATGCTGATGCCAACAAGTTTTATGCTACTTCACAAACGGTTATTGGAATTAGATATGTAACAGTGCCTACTGGCACGCGGATTATTCGATCTATTCAAATTACTGACCCAAGTACTTCAGACCAAATATATTTAAAACAAGTAGATCAATCATTTTTAGCAGAATATGCTCCAGATTATGATAATTCTGATGATAGAGGAATACCAAAATATTACGCGCATTGGGATGAAGATAACTGGGTAGTGGCGCCAACGCCAGATGCCGCCTATTCTTTAACGATGGCTTACGTAAAACACCCTACAACAATTACTACTTCAGAAGCATCAACCACTGATTTATCTACCTATGCGCCAGATTTATTATTGTATGCATGTTTAGTTGAGACGTTTAAATACTTGAAAGGTCCTGAAAATATGCTACAACTATATGAAGCTTCTTATGCAGAAGCCATACAAACGTATGCGGCACAACAACAAGGTCGTAGACGCAGGGACGAATACAGAGATGGTGCAATACGTATCCCTATCCAATCACCATCACCATAAATTTTTAAGGAGACAACAATATGGCAAATATTATACCTACAGCTTTTAAAACAGAGCTTTTATCTGGTACACATAACTTTGCAAATGGCGGAAACAGTTTTAAACTTGCTTTGTATACATCTAATCCATACAGTGCTTCATCTACTGCTTATGTTACTACTAACGAAGTTAGTTCAAGCGGTACAAGTTATCCTGCTGGCGGACAAGCATTAGATAGTCAAGCAGTAGCAGCAACTAGTACAACAGGACATGTTGACTTTGCTGATGAAACTTTTGCATCGGTTACTTTGACAGCAGCTTTTGCAGCTATTTATAATGACACCAACAGTGATAAGCTTTGTTTAGTATTAGATTTTGGCGGTAACAAAACTGCAACTAACGGCGACTTCGTAGTTCAGTTTCCAACTGCTAATGCTTCTGATGCTATTATTAGAATTGCATAAAGGATAAACAATGGCTTTAGTCTTAAACGACAGAGTAAGAGAAACTAGTACAACTACTGGCACGGGAGCAATGGCTCTTGGTGGTGCAGTTGTTGGGTTTCAAACTTTTGCTGCAGGTATTGGTAACTCCAATACTTGTTACTATGCTATTAGCTTACGAGGTGGTGCAGAATTTGAAACTGGTCTTGGTACACTAGATGGTGACAGTTCTGATCTTACTCGTACAACAGTTTTTCAAAGTTCTAACAGTGATAGTGCGGTTGACTTTTCTGCTGGTACTAAAGATGTTTTTGTAACACTACCGGCTAGTAAAGCAGTATTTGAAGATGCCACTACAGACAATGTAACTCTAACTGCTGATTTATCAGTTGGTGATGATCTTACTGTTAATGGCGGTGTTATAGAGGTTAAAAATACAGGCGCACAATCAGTTGTAAGATTTTATTGTGAGTCAAGTAACGCTCACTATGCAGAGATAAAAGCACCAGCTCACTCTGCTTTTTCCGGTAACGTTAGTTTAACTTTACCTGCTGTAACTGACACATTAGTCGGTTTAGCAGCAACACAGACATTAACCAATAAAACATTAACTACTCCAGTATTAACAACACCTATTGCTAACGCGGGTGTACAATTAAAAAATGGTGCAACTAGTGCAGGTTTCTTAGAGTTCTTTGAAGATAGTGATAATGGCACTAATAAAGTAACTTTGATTGGACCAGCTTCAACTGCTGACGTAACTATTGTATTACCGGCTGCAGCTGACACCTTAATTGGTAAAGCAACAACAGATACATTAACTAATAAATCAATAGACTCTGATAACAACACAATTACTAATTTAGTCAATGCTGACATCAAAGCTAGTGCTGCAATTGCCTTTAGTAAAATGGAAAATTTAACAG